GAGGTGTTACGAATATGATTACAGTTAACGTTGATGCGAGTGGTTCTAGTGTGCAAGGTAATGAACCTCAATCACAACAACTTGGTCAAACAATAGCACTTGTTGTTCAAGAAACACTTGTTAAAGAAAAAAGAAACGGAGGTTTATTAGCATAATGGCTACATTTCCTAATTTCAAACCAAAATATGGAGAAACACAAACTATTGAATTAGATAATATTGTTGTAAAACTTGGTGATGGTTATGAGCAAAGATTAGTTAGAGGCCTTGCAGCAAATAAAAGAAAAGTAATTGGTAATTTTGTTTTTGAAGTTTCACAAACAGATGCAAATACAATTAATACTTTTTTAAATGCACGTTTTGACGATCAAGAGGCTTTTGACTATACAATTTCGGGTGAATCTGCAGCAAGAAAATTTAAGTGTACAAGTAGGCGTGCATCAATACCATACTTAAATAGAGTTACTTTAAATTTAACTTTTGAAGAAGTTTTTGTACCATAATGGCAATACCACATTCCGAACTACAAAAATTAACACCAAATTCAATTATTGAATTATTTGAGCTAGAACTTGTTGAAGGTTTACATTATGCAACTGGCAATCCAACAAATGTTCCTACTATTTTTCGCTTTCATGCTGGTGGTAATATAAGTACTTATGCAAATATTGTTTGGCAAACAAATACTTATGAAAGATTTCCTATAGAAGCAAAAGGTTATGAATTTACAGGAAAAGGGCAAATCCCTAGACCAACTTTAATTATGAGCAATTTGGGTGGTATTACAAGGTTAGGGTCTGTTATAAGAGTTACAGATTTATTAATAACAGTAAATTTAATAACGGCTCATAATGATTTACTTGATGCAAAAGTAACAAGACGTACTTTGACAGCTGATGCATTAGATGCAAGTAATTTTGCTGGCAACACAAATCCTTTCGGTACGCCTAGTTCAAATGAATTTCCAAAAGAAATACATTTTATAGATAGAAAAATTCAAGAAAGTAGAGATTTAGTTTCTTTTGAATTAGTAAATAGACTTGACATGGAAAACAAAAGAGTACCAGCTAGACAAGTTACAAGAAAAGATTTTGAAGGTGTTGGTACTTTTGTAAATTAATTATGGATGAATCATGTAAAAAACAAGCAATACAACACGCTAAAGAAGAAGCACCAAATGAATGTTGTGGTTTGTTTCTAAAAACAGAAAAGGGTTATGAATATTTTAAGTGTAAAAATATTTCGCATGAATTTGAAACAACTTCTTTTATTATTGACCCATTAGATTTTGCTGATGGGGAAGACAAAGGAGAAGTGGTGGGAGTTGTACATTCTCACCCGCAAAATGTATTAGAGTTTTCAGAGGAGGATATTGTAAGTTGTAATTCAGTTGAGATACCTTTTTACCTTGTTTGCCCAGATTTAGATAAAATGATCGTAATAAAGCCTAAAGAAGATGCTTAAAAAAATAAAAGTTTATGGATTTATAAGAAAATATACAGGCCAGAGTGAATTTATGGCTGATGTTAATTCACCTCATGAAGCTTTTAGTTTTTTATTTTGTAATTTCAAAGGTCTTGAACAAAAAATGGTTAAACAACATTTTTGTGTAAAAGTTGGGGATAAGCCAATAACTGAAGATCTTTTAAGTATTAGAACAGAACAAGATATAAAAATAATACCTTTAGTACATGGTAATTTTATTATGTTTGTTGGAGGATTACTTTTAAAATATGCTGCTAAAGAATATATTAAAACTAAAATTATTTCAACAATATTAACGTATGTTGCCGTTAGTATGATTACTCAAGGATTAAATAATTTAATTTCTCCTCAACAAAACACACAAAATCCTCAATCGAGAGAAGACCCGCTTGACCCATCCTCTTTAGCAAGTAATTATTCATTTACAGGGCTAACTAATATTAGTCAAGCTGGTATTCCAGTTAATTTAGCTTATGGAGAAATTGTTGTAGGTTCTATTGTGGTATCAAATGGAATTGATACAGTTCAAGTAGAGGGTACAAATTAATGCCAATAAAAGAATTTGATCAAAATACTACTTTAACAAATCCTGATTTACCTAGTGGCGCGTTATCTTCAAAGCAATTCAATACAATTGTGGAGCTACTTTCAGAAGGAGAAATAGAGGGAAGCGCAACAGCATCAAAAAATGGAGTAACTGATAAAACATCAACTGCTTATATTAACTCACTAAAAAAAGATATTTTTTTAAATCAAACACCTATTTTACAGGCTGCTGCTAGTGTAACAAATCCACAAGACAGTGATTTTAATTTTAAAGATGTAGGTCTCGATTTTAGAGACGGCACTGCTAATCAAACATTTATTTCGGGTATTAAAAATATTGAAACAGAAGTTGGTATTGGAACTGAAGTAACAGTTGCAAATCCAGTAACACATACTGTAAGTCAATCAACAATAAATGCCGTAAGGGTTACTTTGAATTTTCCATCAATACAAAGTTTTAACGATGAAGGTGGTATAGATGGGCGTACTGTCCAGTTAAGAATTAAAACAATAGAAAATGATGGCACTACAACAACTGTTGTAGATGATTTAGTAAGCGGTAGATCAACTAACGCATATTTTAGAGATTACTTAATTAATTTAAAATCAACAACTTCTTTTCCAGTTCAAATAAGAGTTGAAAGAGTTAGTCCAGATAGTACAGATTCAAAAATTGTAGATGCTTTTAGATTTAATTCTGCGACAAATATAATAATGAAGCAAAACGCATATCCAAATACAGCACATACAGCCTTAAGATTTAGTGCTGAAAAATTCCCTAGGATACCAAATAGACGGTATAGGATTAGAGGAATAAAAGTAAAAATACCATCTAATGCAACAGTAAATGCAACTCATGGTAATTTATCTTATGCAGGCACATGGAACGGTACTTTTAAAGCCAGTAAGGAGTGGTGTTCTGACCCAGCTTGGATTTTATATGATTTACTTACAAATGATCGTTACGGCTGTAATATTGCTGAAACTTCACTTGATAAATTTACTTTTAAATCTGTTAGTGAATATTGTGGGGCGTTAATTGATGCTGGTAATGGTGATGGTAGCACAGAGCCAAGGTTTAGTTGCAACGTAAATATCACACAACAGCAAGACGCTTTTCACTTGATTAATGCCTTATGTAGCACCATGAGGGCTATAGCTTTTTACTCTGCTGGAACAGTAGCTATTTCACAAGATGCAGAGGGTCAAGCAACAAAATATATTTTTAATAATTCAAACATAACAGATGATGGTTTTGTATATAACGGCTCAAGTCTTAAGACTAGACATACAGTAATTAATGTTCAATATTTTGATATGGTTACTCAAGAATTAGATATTGAAACTATTGAAGCTGATGCGGCAACTCAAGCAAAATATGGAATAAAAACTAAAACTATAAAAGCTTTTGCCTGTACTTCAAGGGGTCAAGCTGCAAGGTTGGGAAAATGGTTTTTATTTAATGAACAAAACTCAGGGGAGACTTGTGCTTTTGCCACAACTTTGGCTGCTGGTGTATTAGTTAGGTGTGGAGACATTATTGAGATTGCTGATTCTTTAAAAGCGGGTGTTAGAAGAGGTGGTTTACTTTCTTCTGTAACAAGTACAACTGTTGTTGTACTAGATGATTCAGCCTCAACAGATATACCTACTTCAAACAGTCCTACAATTTCAATTGTAATGCCTGATGGCTCAGTAGAAACTAAAAATATTAGTAACGTATCAGGAGCAACAATTACTGTTTCTTCAGCATTTAGTACAACCCCGAATATAAACGCACCCTATGTATTGGAAAGTTCAAATTTACAAACTACAACATGGAGAGTTATTTCTGTAACTGAAAATGATGATTCAACTTATTCAATAACAGCACTTGAACATAATGAAGGAAAATATGCTTTTGTTGAAGATGGAACAGCTTTACCAGTTAGAAATACAACCGTATTAACAGCTATTTTAAACCCACCAGAGGGATTATCGGCACAAGAAAAAATCGTAATTATTAATAACAAAGCCGTTGCAAAGATTCTTATTGATTGGCAAACACAACAAGGGGCAAATAGATATGAAGTTCACTATAGAGTAGATAACGGCAGTTTTTTTAAAATTGATACAGTTTCTAGTGATGCTGAAATAGTAAATAGTCAAGCTGGTAGGTATGAATTTAGAGTATTTTCTTTCAATGGCCTTGGAGAACCAAGTAGAACACCAGCAGAGTTGACTTTTGATGCTGTAGGTAAAACAGCACCACCAGCAGATATAACAGGTTTAACTTATGAACCATTAACAGATAAGCTTGCGAGACTTAGATGGACCCCTCCAACGGAAGCAGACGTACTCGCCGGTGGAAAAATTTTTATTAGACATACACCAGATACAACAGGAAATGGTACTTTTTCAAATGCAACTGATTTGGTAACTGCTGTTGCTGGTAATACAAGTTCTGCAGAAATACCTATTTTGGCTGGTGAGGTTATTTTAAGGGCGCAAGATGATGGTGGACGGTTCAGTACAGGAGAAACATCTGTAATTATTGACCCGCCAGACCCAATACCAGCTTTAATTACACAAACTAGAAGGGAAGATCAAGATAACCCAAAATTTCAAGGAATAAAAACAACTACAGCTTTTGATAATGTTTCAAATTCTTTGACACTTACAGGAGTTGGGTTGTTTGATACTATCACCAGTTTTGACGCAGAAACTAGCATTGATTTTATTGGTGGTGTTTCATCATCTGGTACTTATGAATTTGGTGGTAGTGCTGGCGGTACTTTTTTAGATTTAGGCGGTGTTTTTGCTTTAGACCTTAAAAAACATTTAAAATCTGAAGCTATTTACCCAAATGACCTTATTGATAACAGGGGTTTAATTGATGACTTACAGGATTTTGACGGTACTGGTAGCGTTGACGTTAATGCTATTACTGAAGTAAATGTTACCCAAGATGACCCAAGTTCTGGCTCTGCAACCTATGCTGGTTTTCAAACTTTTGCAAATGGAACATATAAAGGTAGAGGCTTTAAATTTAGAACTACATTAACCTCGGGAGACCCAGCCCAAACAATAAGAGTAACGGAGCTTGGTTATACAGCAAGTTTGCAAAGGAGAACTGAGCAAAATGCAACAGCTATTGCGTCTGGTGCTGGGCAAAAAAATGTGACATTCGATAACCCATTTTTTGTTGGCACTAGCAGTTTATTGGGTGCTAATTCACATTTACCATCTGTAGGTATTACAGCTTTGAATATGGCATCTGGCGATATTTTTGAATTGACTAATATAAGTTCAACAGGCTTTTCAGTACATTTTAAAAATAGCTCTGGGGCTTCTATTGATAGAAATTTTAATTTTACTGCTATTGGGTTTGGTAAAGGTGGATAAAACAGATATACTAAAAACAATTACTACTTTTTAAATGGCAAGAGTTGATAATACTGGTGGTTCAGGGTTTACCGTTGATAACGGTACTGGTCTTGTTGTAAGAACAAAGTTAAATCAAATAATTGCTGCCCTTAGTACTAACAACCAAGGTTCTGGCGACCCAACTATTGGTGTTGCAGCTTATGTACAACATATTGATGGTAATACTTTAAAAATAAGAAATGCTGCTAATAATGCCTTTGTTACTTTGGGTGATGTAAGTCAAACAAACTTTGGTCATGCTTCTTTATCTTCAGCAAATACATTTACAGCAAGAGCAACTTTTAATGTTACATCTTCAATAACTTTACCCTCTGGTACAACGGCTCAGAGAGACGGCAGCCCAGCAGTAGGTATGATACGCCACAATAGCCAGACAAACACCTTTGAAGGGTATAACAACGGTGCTTGGGGTTCATTAAGTGGTGCTAGTGGCATATCAAACGTAGTTGACGACACTTCACCGCAACTCGGAGGAAACCTTGATGTGCAAGCGTTCGAGGTAAACACTTCCACAACAAACGGAAATATAAAAGTAACACCAAACGGCACAGGATTATTTGAAATTAAAGGAAATACAAATGACGGTACTTTACAGCTTAATTGCAACCAAAATAGTCATGGTGTAAAAATAAAGTCCCCAGCCCATAGTGCCGGTCAATCATATACTTTAATTTTGCCAGATAACCAAATTGCTGCTGATAAGGTTTTAAAAGTAAAAAGTATTTCTGGCTCTGGCGCGACAGCAGTTGGTCAGCTTGAATATGCAGATGCTGGTGGAGGCGGTGGAACTGGTGGAGGCGGTGAGCAAATATTTTTTGAGTCAGAAAATGCTATGGATAGTAATTACACAATAAGTTCAAATCATAACGCTTTAGTTGCTGGCCCTCTGACAATTAATGCTACACTAACAATAAATAGTCCTTCAGTTGTAACGATTCCATAATGGCTTTAGTACTAAACGGCTCAAACGATACAATTACTGGATTGCAGATAAATTCAGCGAATATTGTAAAT